ATTCTTATCTCCAGTATTGGCACTAGCGTCTTGCTCCGTTGCTATATTCACGTTTGTACTTTGATTTTGATTTTGATTTTGATTTTGATTTTGATTTTGTTTTTGTCTTTGTGTTAAATTTCGTGCGGGATTATTATTCTGGTTGTTCTGATTATTATTATTATTTTTCTTCTTTGTTAAATTATTATTGTTTAAAGTTCCCAGAGGTGCTGTTTTCTTAGTAGGATTATTTTGATTTAGATTTATAGCATCTTTACCGGTTAATTCAACACTTTTAATAGTTTCTTGCTCTTTGTTATCTACTTCATTTACATCATTGTCTGTAGATTCTTCTTTTTCCAAAGATGCCGCATTCATAGTTTTATTGTCATCATTGTCATCATTGTCAGTATTATTACCTGCTACTGCGTTTCCTAAATTACGTGGTTGATTATTCATTTTATTGATACTGTTATGTATACTATTATGTGTATTGATGTCTATTTTATAATAAGATAATATATTTGCGTTATTTTTATTCTAGAGTTATGCTAGAACTATTCTAGAGAACTATTCTAAATTACAAGAAAACGGAATCGAATGACTTCAAATATTACAGCGTTAAAGCAATACATTAATGTGTATTTTCATAATACTTATTTAGCCAAGTATCCATTGGCAATTCGTGATATGCTAATTCATCTATTTAATGATGGCAAACGTATACGTCCTATTCTTTTTATAGCATTTAATCACCATATAATTGATTTCTCTAGAATTGAAAATGAAGATAATATATGGATTGACTATGCTATCGAAATAGAATTAGTCCATTGTTTGAGTTTGGTAATTGATGATTTACCTGAAATGGATAATGAAGTAGAACGTCGAGGTAGATCTTGTTTTCATATAGTGTATGGATCACAAAAGACCAATTTCTTTCTATACTTTATGTTCACCAAATTATCCAGTAATTTAACTAATTTATTAATTAATCATAATAAGAATTATTCTAGAGTATCGAATAGAATCTTAGATGATGCTAGTTTTCTTATTCATTACCTTATAAATAATCTTATAGACGGTCAATACATTGATATAACCAGTAATAAATTAATGTCTAGTGATATGCAAAATGTAATAGATTGTAATATTATGACAGGTATTCAAGTGATAATGTCTATTTATGATGAATATATTGGGAGTGGGATTGGGATTGATAATGATAAAGCACAACGTAATATGATTATTGAGAATCATATTATGCTGAATATTAAAAAAACAGGAACGCTATTTGCTTTACCAATTATAACAGGATTTTTATTCCAACTTTATAAAAAGAATTTAGAATATACAGGCAAAGAAGTAATTCTAGATGAATTCTATATTCCAGATATTGGCAACACTGGCAACACTGGCAACACCGAATATACTCTTGACCTAGGTGATGATAATATGATAAATCTTATAATAACTTGGGCTTCTCTATTAGGATTCCTTTTTCAAACTACTGATGATTTTCTAGATATGGAAACTGATTCATTAAATGGCAAACCAAATATATGCAATATTATAGGTTTGCAAGACAGTATAAAATTATTATCTAAATGTACCATAATAATTCGTGTAATGTTTGAATATATAGTCAAAAACACGCAGCAGATCTGGCCGGATATAGTTATCAATACCGAAAATATTAATGCTATTATCGATTTAATAGAATGTAGATATCAAAAAGAAGAAAAATAAAAACCATAAATCTAGTTAAATCTAGTCTAGTTAAATTTAGGAATGGTTAGGATAGGATGGATTGGTAAAATGCATTTATTCCTGACTAGATGCATCCCATAATTCATCCACTAAACCATTTTGAATAGCAGTTTTAGAATCCCAAAATATATCCCTTTTCAAAATCTCGCGTATTTTAGTTTTGGATAATTTGCTATTGCAATTGGTATGATATAGTGCCACTAGCTTTGACATAAATTGATTGCAATTGGTCTTCTCATCCACTAATTCCTCATAGGTTCCTATAATTCCTGTACGCAGTTGATGTATCAAAAGATGACTATTTGGTGTCATATATCTACGCGATCCAGCAATACTCATTAAACTCCCCGCACTGGCTACACCGCCTTCTATTATGGTTCGAATTGGAATATGGGAAGCTTTAATCTTATCATATGCAAAGAATCCAGAAAGTAAATCGCCACCATTAGTAGTAATATGCAGATAAATAGGTTTAGGGGTGAAATTACCTAGTATTGCTTTGCGTTGCATTGATTTTAGCTTGTGATTAAGATGATCTATCTCCTGTGCTAATTTATCGATTGATTCTTTGGAAACATCAGTCTTGAAAAAAATATGATTACGCTCAGTATAAACATCGCTAGAATTATCATTGCCAAATAACTTAGGAAACTTGAACGGCGCACCTCCATCATCGCTATCGCTATCATCTGCTTCAGTAGCACCTGTAGCAGGCATAATTGGAAAAGGTGTCTTAAATTTTTTACTAGATGAATATGAATACTTTGTAGATTGATCTAGTAAACGTTTAGACTGACGCGTGAGTGCGGGGGAATACATTTGTTTAAAGTATTGTATTGTGGCGTTAATATATTTCTCTAGAGATAGATTGGAAAATTTGTTTTTATATTGTTTTTTATGGATGATTACTTTCTAATATGTTATTTAGCAATTAGATTAGTAATTAAATTAGTAATTAAATTAGTAAGTAGATAATTGGTTATTGCATTAGCAGGTGATAGTTGCAAATGGAATGTAAAATGAATCTAGTACTTATATTTTGTCTCTTGCTTTTTATAATTTATTTTAGTATTGTTGGTTTGCTAGTTTATTATTTTTTTCGAGAGCGTGATACATGGAATATCTTCTTTAATGAGATATATCAAGACTTTGAATTCTTAGCCAGTGGATGTACTAAACATAATATATTTGGAATATTTATTCCTGGCTTTATATATTCTAATACTGCCTCTAGTGGTATAAAAGATGATGGATGTGATAGATGTAATGAATGTGCTAGAGAAGATAAATTGCGAGAAGCTAATCTATATAACGTGAAAACACTACATAGTGTATATATTCTTTTCAAAACACTAGATTCAAATGTAATAGAAGATGTTAACATATCTAGCAAGTGTAAGATGTTTCAACTTCTGCTAGAATATATAATTCACAATTATAAAGAGTTATGCGATGGAGATTATACCTTATATAACAGATTGCAAATGGTATATCTAGATAAAGATAAAGTTAAAGATAAAGTTAAAGATAAAGTTAAAGATAAAATTAAAGATAAAGTAAATAATGCAGTATCTCCTAGAATAAATAACTTGTTGATGGGTGTTGAAATTATACCTATCCTAGAAGAATATTCTAAAATATTAGAAAAACTAGATACTATTTGCCAGCAGATAAATATCGAAATGATTCACGGTACATTTATGATTGGATTTTATCAAGATTTTAGAATATTTGTTATTAATGCAAAAAATTATATCTCGGACTTTCTAGGCGTTAAGACTTCAGATTTCTAGAATGTAGCATTGTATTAGGCATATCCATTAATAAATGGGTGTGCATTTATCTATATTCCTTAAATGCCTATCGGTGTTTAAACACCTATAGCTTAGGGATGCAATACAGCTGGATATGACATTTATGCCACATAACCAGCTTCTAAAAGTGCTATATATAGCACTTTTTCAGCTCGAAAACTTTTGTTTTTGAGCGCTATCCGCATAACCGAAACCTAAGATTTTTTAAAATCTTAGGCGGTTAAAGGATACCTAATCGTCCTTATTTAAAAGGCTAACCTTCATTTGATAGTTATTTATTGTCGGGATGATAACTGTTGAAGGTTTTTGTTTTTCCTTATTAGTATACTATATATACTATTATATTAAAAATAAGTATGCCATTTATTTAAGATATCTATATCTTTTTGTGTGATAACATTATTATCTAATAAATTTTTATAAATTAATAGTAATAATTCTTTTACGGAAGTTATATTTCCTATATCATGTTTAATAAAATTTAATATATTTTCATTATGTATATACATTTCAAATTCGCTCTTAAAATCACTTATTAAATTATGTTCGTTTCTATTTTGTTTCACATTAGGAGATGAATACATCATATAATTATTTGTTTTGTTTAAAATAATATTATTAATTATTCCACGTAAAATATCACAATAACGAAATGACACAGAGCAAGGTATTAATAAACATATAAATAATTCAGGATTTAACCAAAATGTATTTTGAGTATTAAAAACGCAAACATTTTTATTATCTATTAATACGCATTTATTTTTATCCCATTGAATACTATCTTGATGATTACATATAATTCTAAAAAGGGCGTCAACATCAGGGTCATTCTCCACTAATCCATTTATTATAGATGGTGTTTTATCTGTATCTTGAATTAAATAATTTGGAGTATTTTTTAATAAACTTAATGGAAATCCTCGCGGCCATATGTATGCGTTATTTGTAAAATATTTGAATATATTAATCCATGTATTATTTTGTTCTGTTATCATTTGAATATTATTGTATTGTAAAATAGTATCAAAATTATCATAAGGAATATTATCATCATCTGTTTCATAAATAATATTATATCCCTTCTTAATAGCATAAAGATAACCTAAATTTTTTCTACAATAATGATTATATGGCAACAATTCACTTAATTCAGGGAAAAGTTTTTTTTGCGATGCAATATCTAAATATATACAATTTAAATTTTTATAATCATCTGGAGTTTTATTATCTCCTACAATAATAACATCATATGATGTATTATTTATATGTTTTAAAATTGTTTCAGTAGGTTTATTAATAGTTGTTATAACAACACATTTATCCTTGCAAAATATTTCTTTTAACCATTCTTTGCAGTTTGGATTTTCATTAAATTTAATAGGATGTATAATCAAATTGTAATCATGAATCAAAGAATTAATTATATATTCTTTTTTAAAAAATTTTTTTCTATCATCTCCCCATAACATTTCGTGAGTATAATCTGTATATTGTGTTTTATCAGTTTCTATATTATTAATTATAGATGGTATAGCAATTTCTAAAAATACTTTATAATTTGCAAACAATTCAAATAAATTAAATAATGTATCGGTTAAATATTTTTTGGGTAAATAAAACCAATCTGCATAAGTTCCACTAAATTTATCAATATTATATTTTTTAAATTCACTATCATTTAGTAAATTATATATGGCATTTTTACCAAATGTATTATTATCCCACTGCCAACCAGAATAATTATCTAATGTTTTAATTTCATTATAATAATATATAATTTTTTCAGAACCAAATAAATTTAAAATATTTACATTTATAATATTATCATCCATCGTATAAAACAAACCATCACTATCATCTATAAGTGATCTATACTTTTTATAAAAAGCAGTAAATATTTTATGTGTATAAAATCCACGAGTTATATCAATAAAATTTACTTCATCATCTTGAATTATTGGATAATCTGAATAAAATATTATTTTTTTAAAATGGTTTTCATAAATTT